CAGTGAAGATTTGTTCAGCACCCTTTTCAGAAGAAAAGTCATCTGACTTCTTCCGATTCCAAACAGTCACGATCCACCCGGACCCAACTTGCTTGATGATGATTTCCTTTTCCATCTTGTCACCCCATCTTTATGGTCAATTTATTGTTTGACCCATACTTCTTAATATTCAATTGGGTTTGTCTGTTCATTCTACCCACACCCATTGCATTGACTGTGGTTGAAATTGGTTTATCAGGGGCTGACACAACCCTTCCATTCTTGGCATTGCCTTCAATCTTTGCAGATTCAGTTGCAGTCCAACCGAATAGGACACTCTTTGAAGTTGCCCTTCTGACCTGAAGGTCTTGCATCATATCAAATGTCAACACAAGGTTTGCCCTGCTTGACTTCTCTGATTGTCTCCTGAATTTACCGGCTGATTTCCTGCCTGCATAGACTTCAGTCAATGGCTTGAACTTATGACCCCGGACATCCTGACCCTTGATGACTGTTTCATCTCTGATCATGTCACACATTTCATTACCCAACTTATTCATAAAAGGCTTGCCAAGTCTCATGATCTTTTCATAGTCAATGAAATCCTTGACACCTGCAAGACCTGATGAATACTTCATCATGCACCTGCAATCTGTTGGGGTGTTTGGACAGTGTTCACATTAATTCCCTGCTTCTTGATTTCCGCCTGTGCCTTGACAGGGTTGGTGAACTTGTTTGAAAGATTTGTCTGCACTGCCCACCTGTGTCTGCAATTGAACCCACCACCATCAATGAATGCACCGGGGAACTGTGAATCAATTTCTTCTCTTGTCATTGGTCCGGCTGCAATCATTGCAAGGCAGACATCCCGGGTCTCGTCATCAGTCACACCGATATAAACAAACTTGGTGTCAGCAGGCATGTCTTCAACCATTACTGCATTCACCTGTCTTGAAAAGGTCTTCAGGGATGTATCAACAATTGTCTTAATCTGATTGCGCGCTGCCTTCAGTGCAGCCCCTTCAAGTCCACTGGTTCCGGCAATAGCGTTCACCATCTGATTGCGGGGAACACCTGCAAGGACTGCCTTGACCATTTCCTGCTTCAGGACAGTTGCATAGTTGCCAATGTACTGGTTGAATGTTGCATTGTTCACATCAATCAAGGACTGGACAACACCTTCTGTGATGGGTGCTGTCACTTCAAAGTTTGTCAGAAGTTTGACTTGTGTTGCTTCCAGTGCAACCAGATCACCACTGAACCCCAGGGTGTCCACAATCAATGATTCCATTGGAATCTGATTCAAGAAGATGACCATGTCATTCACAGACCTTGCACCACCATTGTCTACAACCCATTGGGCTGCTGCTTTGGTGATCCGTTCAATTGCCTTGAACATGTTGTCTGCTGCTATGACAGGAAGGTCAGCCATGATTGGTGAACCCTTTCAGCATAACTGCTGTATTTTCCCCACACTTGCACCTTTGTCTATTGGTCAGTCTGCCTGACCCTGTGACCCTTGGTGACCTGTAAAGGTGACCTTCACCACAGTTGATGCAGAAAACTTTCAGACCTGTCTTGTTCTGAATATATGTTCCGGGTGCTTTTTTCCCATGCAGTGCAGCGAATTCTTTGATTGCAGCATCCTGCTTCTGATATGAATGAGAATGAATATGCTTCTGCTTCTGTATGTAATCAGCTTCAGCAGACTTCATTGCATTGACTTTTTTCATCTTGTTGGCATCATTGATCGCCCTGATTTCACACAGACCATCATCAATGTTATATCTTTCTGCTGCTCCCATTATTCAAGCACCCCTTCAGGTGTTTGTTGCAATGCAAGGTCCAGGGCAGTAGGTATCGCAGCAGCAGATTCTGCAAGACTGTTCTTGCGTAAGTTTTCAAGCATGAACTGCTGTGCCTGTTCCAGGGGTGTCACAGGTGGTGTTGCATCAGGATCACCGGGGAACGCATCAGGGTTTGAATCTATCATGATCTGTGCATATGTGGTCTGACCTGTTGCAACCAGCCAGTCAGCGTCTTCACGCTTTTCCTTTTCGGTCTGAATCTTCATGGTTTCCCTGAAGTCAACATCCATAGTGTCAGGCATGTTCACCTTGAAGTGATACTTCATTTGAACTTTTTCTATCTGATACAGTGCATCCCATATGTTGCGCCAATTCTCAAGGGAACCACTTCTGTTGTCCATCAGTTCCTGATTCCTGAGTTGCAATGCTTTTCCTGATTCAACACCAACACCTTCCACAAACTTGGCATCAAGGCCATAGTTCATAGAGACTGACTTGTAATGAAACTGAATACCACTGACAGTGTCAGCAACATGTGAACTGAAACCGACCACACCCATTTCAACCCCGGGTGGAAGTTCGGTGAATTTATCTTGACTGATGGTGACATCACCCACGTTTTTGATATTGGTCAGATAGGGATAATCGAAGTTCTGGAACCTGATGTTGGCATTCATTTCAGTCAGTGCAAGGTTCACTGCAAGGTTTGCTTCTACCAAGTCCATTGCCGGTTCAACATCCATGAATTCAGTCTCAGGTGGTGCGCCTTCTTCAAAGCAGAACACAACAGGCATGACCCCATAAGGATTCACCCCTTCAAGTTCATCATCACCTTCAATGATTGTTCCACCCTTGTTATATCTGAACTGCTCAGTGGCAGACACAAAGCCCCACACCTCACCTGATGCATCTGTCACTTCACTTGAAGCATGGATTGGATAACAGACTGCAATGGGGACCATAGGATCATCACCCATGATAGGGACAAAGTCTTTGATGACATCTATTTCAAGTCTTCCACTTCTGAAGGTTGACTTCAGCATGATCAGTCTTTGAAGGTTCAGCATCCGTTCAGCCCTTGGCATCTTTGCAGCCTTGGTCTTGGTTGCTTCTGTATATGTTGCTATTGCATTTTGATTTGCGTCTTCAGGAAATATCAACAGGGGTCTGACTTTGTGGACCTGTGAGATTCTTTTGATGACCCTTGCTGTGATGTTGTTGTTGCCATATGCAATTTGCTGAATCATTCCCGGGTCAAAGTAGGACACTGTCTCAGATTCTGTCCTGCCTTGATAGTACTCATCAGCCCGGTGAACCAAATCAAGCCTTGCTTCTGCTTCAGCTTGGTTTGCATCCCTGACTGCCTGGTTCATCAATTCAAGTGCATATTCAGACAGCATAGTTCACCCCAAATAAGTGTAAAAGAAAAGAAGGACAGGTCTGTCTTTCTGTTGTCATCAGCTAAAGTAGTTAGGTGGAAAAGACTTGACAAGTAAAATGTGAAGGTTAAAGGGGCGTTGTGCCTTCAGCATTAATTCTAATAACGGCTAACCCCATTGAATTCCTGTTCATCAATTTCATGACCATGTCTTGTCACTTGACCATATCTGAAACCATCACTTGAATGTTCAGCACCATCCTTCAGGATTCCGCCACCCTTGCGCTTGGTCTGTGCCATTGACATGCAAAGCCGGGGAACCCCTTCCTTCCAGAAGTAGCAATGTGTGTGTCCATTGTCTGCCCAATCATAAAGACGCTTAGAACAGACCTCAAGGGACAACCTGTGTGAAGGGTTGGATTCATTGGTCATGTCAACCACTTCCCAGTTCACATTCTTGGCCATACGCTTGATGATGTCATAGTCTGCTTCATATCCCTTGGTGCTGCCTGCCTTCCCACTGAAGTCACCATATAAATACAGGACTTTATTCTTGTGGATCGAATAGCGTTCAAGGAATTCATGCATGTGTGCTGCTGTTGTGGTCCGTTCATCATCAACCACTTCTGCAAAATAGAAGTCATCACCCTTTATTTCATGGGACAGTGACCATGACATTGGTCTGATATTGAAATCACATTCCATCTGAATGGGTCTGCCTTGGTCATATGGGTCTTCTTCAAGTCCTTGGATGTTCAGATCGAAGTCAGGGAATGCTTGACCTTCAACTGATGTTGCATAGTTGATGTCAACATTGCTGGACATGTCTGCCTTTGACCGGGTCCGTTTCTGTTCAGCATACCATTCATCATCCTTCAAGGGGTGCAACTTCCAAATCAACCTGATGGGCTTGATTGCACCGGCTTTCTGATGGATCAGTTCAAAGAATATCCCACGTTCACCCCAGGCAGAACTGACTGCAATCTTGCATGATGTTGTGTCACTGGCTGATTCCCATGCAGCCCGGTCAGTGTGTTCCCACTTGGCAAGCTCATCAAATAAGACTGCCTTGTATCTTCCTGCTGTTCCAAAGTTGTTATTGTTTGCTTCACCCGATATGACACACCCGGTCACAGGGTTGATTAGTCTGTTGTAGTTGTCCCATTCAGATTGATTGCCAAGGGTGAACCCTTTGGGAAGCATCCAATTGGGAAGACGCTTGATGATATAGCGGGCCTTTGGCATAAGGGCAGACATGTTGCCCAACTCATCAACATACTGTTGTTTCCTTGACCCAAGAAGGAAGTCATTGCCGGCACCCCTGAACAACCAGAACCATGTGAATACAGCTATGATCAACCATGATTCGCCCATGTCCCTGGACTTCTCGATTGCAAGGTTGTGACCTTCTTCAATTGCTTCCTGCAATTCAACTGCATGGTCATCTTGATAATCGAAACTAATGAAAGGCATGTGTGGGGATGTGTAACCAAGTTCCTGGTACTTGTCACCCTTGGCATCATAGGTCCAGACAAAGGTGTTCAACCAGAACAGGAATGACTGTTCAGACATCTTCCACAGTGCCTGTTGCAGTCTGTCATCCTTCAAGGCATTGGACACAGTCCTTGCCCTGAATGCTAAATTGTCAGGACTACTTTTGGGACAGTGTTCTTTGTAGGTATGCTTCAGGGGTTTCCTTCCCATCCCATTCACCTTGATCATATGATCTGATGTCTGCATGTATTTCTTGACGTTCTACATAACCACGCTTTTTACCTTTGGTCTTCAGGAAGAAGATGATGCCTGTCTTGTCCCCTTCCCTGATCAGCTTGTGTAGTTGTGATTCAGCAAAGTCAAGGGCAAGTTCAGCAACATCATCAACCTGCTTCTTGAATGCAGGGTCTGTGTTGCAATATTCATAGTATGTAGTTCTTGAAATCTTGGTTGCAATACAAGCAGTTGACACAATCCCAAGGGACTTTTCCAAAGCTTCAATCAATTGTTTTTTATGGGTGTTCGATTTGTTAGGTCGGGGTTTGCGTCTGGTCTTCTTTTTTGCAACAGTCATTTTGACACCTTTTGTGGTTGACTGAAGGTAGGTGCTGACTGTGCCGGGTTGCAATAAAAAAAGACCCTGTCAATTGATGGGGTCTTCAGAAGCTCCATGCGCGTGCAGGGCTGCTTATGTTCTTTTCATGTAGTCACCATCTTCCCAGGTTGGTTCGTATCAATTATTAATCAGGGTCGGTCGGCAGTTCCCTGCCTGGATCATTAGATTATCAACATGTCCATGTTGTTTATAGAACCTTTGTTGACCCCAATCTCATATGTTTACC